ATACCAGAATTTAAATTAATTTTTTTTATTTTTATTTTGAATTTTAATTCAGATTGTTTTTTAAACATTTCTAATAATTTAGGTTCATTGTTTAAATAAAATCTACTTCCATAATAGTATTTTTCACTTTTTTCTGGAGCATCATCAAAATAACACGGAGTATAAAAAGCACTGTTTTTAGCAAAATATTGAAAATGTTCTAAATCTTTTTTTTGAAAAAAATCATCTAATACTTTAATCATAATTTTAACATGGTCTTACCATCATCCAAGAAGTCAAAATATATTTTTCACCAGATAAAGGTGGATTACCTCTATGAACATATGGCATTCCAGCAGGCCAAATAACAATTCTACCTGTTTTAGGTTTTACTCTTTTTGAAAAATGTAAAAATTCTGTTTCTCCTCCTTCTTCTACATCATTTAAATAAACAGAAAAAACAAAAGCTCTAGCTTCATAAAGGAAACCATCACTGTGTTCTATATGCCACATGTGATATCCTTCTGTAGGTAAAGTTTTTTGAATTTTTAAAGTAGTATAAAAGAAAGGCTTATTACTATAAGCGGCATTAGCTCCTGTGTGTTCACAATAATGTTTCCATGCCATATCAAAATTTAAAATTAAAGATTTTAAATTTTCCCACCAAGTATCAAAATTATTTTTTTCTGCAAAAAATTGTTTGTCTTTTTTTTCTAAAATAGACGATTGTTCAAAGTTCTTTCTATTAATTGTATTATGAAATTTATTTTGTTCTTCATATAATTGAATAGCCTTATTACATTCTTCTTTTGTAATATAGTTGTCATACACTCCTATGAAGTCTGTTATATTTGCTGTTTTTTTAATCATTTAATTTCATACATGTAAAAAACAATTAATTGAATATCTTGCTCCTTTTGTAATAGGGTCTGTACCATGAATCCAAATGGGTTCTGCAGGGAAAATCATAGCATCTCCTGTTTTAAAAGAGTGTTTAATTTGGCCATCAAAAAATCTAAATTCACCACCTTCGTAATCTTCATTTAAATTTAATGTACAGGAAGCTCTTGAATCTGCTGTTACATCAGAATGGTCTTTTATAAATTGTCCTTTTGCATATTTTAATATGCGTACATTATCAGATTGAGATATAAGTTTTGAATCAAATGTAGGACATATATTTTTTTGAATATATAATACATAATTAGTTATCATTATAGATATATATCTTTTAGCTAATTCTAAAGGTTTAATAAAATTTTTATCTTCTAAAGATAATTTAGTTAGATTCATACATTTATAATTATCTTCTTCTTGTTTTTTAGTTTTAAATTTATAGCTATTTTCAAAATATGTATGTTTAGAATTATTTTCATAAACATTTATAAAATAATCACACACATCTTTAGATACAAGTTTATCTACATGAAATTTAAGATCCGTTATTTTTATGTTTTTAATCATTTAATAGTTGTGCTTTTTCTTTTTGACTTTCATCTAATGTTTTATCATTTTTCTCTAATTTTTTTAATGTAACTTTATTTGGTTTCCACTCTTCCTTATTGACTACGTCTCCACCTCTTTTAGATTTTGTTTGAAAGATTACAATATAGCTACCGTCATAAACCTTTAATTTTTCTTTCCACCAATCAGGTTCTTTAATGGTATAGTGTGCATTTTTACCATTAGTTAAAATTTGTTTAGCAGGATAACAAGTGATAGTTAAAAATACTTTATTACTATATGTAAACATATCTTTTAATACTTCATCAACTTTATCTTCTTGAACATGTTCCATAACATCAATACATAAAACTAAATCATATTGACCAGTAGGTTTATTTGAAAATTGAGCAACAGCGGGATCGTATGGAGTTATATTTACACCCATTGGAGATCCTGGAACTTTTCTATTATTAAATAAAATAGAATGAAATTTTGCTTTACCACAACCGTAATCTAAAATGGTTTTAATATTATTTTCTTTTATCAAATTAAAAATTTGATGTTTATATTCTGCCAATGCTTCACCAATCCAATTGTCTTGGTTTATGGCATGAAATTTAGTTGCTTCTGTTAATGATTCATACATAATTATTTCTTTATGGTGTATATAAGTAATTTATATTACTATTTTGTAAAGTCAATAAGGCATCATTAAATGTTTCAACTATTGGATATCCGTTTAGATTAAAAGACGTATTTAATAATATTGGCACACCTGTTTTTTCATAAAATGATTTTATTAAATCATAATAATTAGGATTTTGTTCTCGTTTTAAGGTTTGAAATCTACAGGTATTGTCTGCATGAACACATGCAGGAACTTCATCAATTGCTTTTTGTTTAGCATCGATTGCAAAAGTCATATATGGAGATTCATCTAAACCATGCATATCTAAATAATCATTCCTATATTCATATAATATAGTTGCTGCAGTAGGTCTCCACCATTGTCTTCCTTTTATTTTATTTACTATTTCTTTAGCGTTTTTATTTCTAGGATCAAATAACATGGAACGGTTACCTAAAGCTCTAGCTCCCCATTCGGAATGACCTTGAAAAATAGCAACCATTTCTTGATTTAATATTTTCTCTATTGCCTCTTCTTTAGTTTTTAAAATTTTCTTCATAATGATAATATGCTACTCCTATTGCTGTTCCTCCATCATAAGGTATTGGATCTACAAAAAAATTTAATTCTGGAAAGTGTTTTACTAATTTAAAATTATTGGCACAGTTTAAATGATATCCTCCAGATAATATAATATTTTTACAATTACTATAAGATAATGCTTTTTCAATTAATTCAATTCTATCCTGTAAAGTCTCTTCTTGTGCTTTATTAGCAATTTCTAAAACATTTTTATCTAAGTTAGTTTTTTTATCTTTATAAGCAGCTATACCCATTAGCTGTCCTTCTTGATTTTCTTTAAACCCTGCTTCAAGCGTATATCTTAAATATTTATGACCTCCAATTGGTTGATTAGTTAATTTTAAATCAACACCATTTTCTGTTGTTTTAATTTCTTTAACATTATTTTTAAATTCATTAAAATAAGATAAACCTATATTACTAGCAGCTTGGTAAAATTTTTTAATTTTTTTATTATTTATTAAAAAAATAGATTCCATTACTTGAAGACTATAACAAGGTTTAAATATTCTATCACCTCCACCATCGGTTACCAAGACGAGAGCTTTTTTAAATTTACCAAAATAATAACCACACATTGCATGAAAAATATGATGATAGTTATTATAAAATTTAATGTCTTTAGTTTTAACTTGTTTTAAAATATTATCTATATACGCTTTATCAACTAAAACATGCTCTCTAACAAACGAAACAAAAACAACCGCATCAAAAACAATGTTTTTAAATTTTTTTAAAACTTCATATTCATATTCTTCAAGAATAGGATTGGGAGGCTCAAAATGCTTTATCTTATTAAAACGATCTTCTTCATAATATTCTTTTAAAACATCATTTTCAAAATAAGCAAAAGAACAATGATGTGAAATATTAACGCCTAATATTTTTTTCATATATAATTTTTATCTTTATATTCTTTATAGTGTTTATAACACAATTCACTAAATTGAGTCAGTTTTAAAACATCTTTAAAAGTATCAACTTTATAAGCTTCAATACCATCATAACCCATTTCTTTTGCAACTCTAAATCTATAATGACCACAATGTATTTCATCATCTTTAAATATTGCAGGAAATAACAATCCATCTTCTTTCATATATCTACGAACAGTTTCTAAATGCTCTTGATTCCACTCCATTTTATCTTGTAATGAGTCAAAATCTATGTATGATAGACGTTCGGGAAACCAGATTATTCTCGCTTTCATTATATTCATAAGTATTATATAGTAGGTTATATGCTACAAAAACTAAATTTCAAGCCCGGTTTTAACAAGATGGTCACCGATTCAGGAGCCGAGTCTCAATGGGTCGATGGTGATTTTGTTCGATTTCGATATGGACTACCTGAAAAAATAGGTGGTTGGAATCAATTAACTATACAATATAAAACATTACCAGGGGTTGCACGTGCACAACATGCATGGACTTCTTTAGCAGGTGAAAAGTATACTGCAATCGGTACCTCACAAGGTTTGTTTTTATATTATGGTGAAGACTTTTATGACATCACCCCTTTAGACACAGCAATCACTGGAGCTGACTTTGATGCAACAACCGGTTCACCAACCGTTACCGTAAACAAAAATGCTCATGGTTTATCTGATGGACGATATGTAACCTTTTCTAGTGTTACGGTTCCAACTGGATCAGGATATGCAACATCTGATTTTGAAGATAATACTTTTGAAGTATTAAATTCAACTACAAATACTTTTGAAATTACTATGCCATCTAATTCAGCAGCTACAACTTCTGGAACTGGATCAGCTGAAATTGATCCATACATAGTTGTAGGTCCTACATTTCAATCTGCAGGTTATGGTTGGGGAACATATTTATGGGGTGAAGAAGCATGGGGCACGGAGCGTTCGACAAGTAATGTGATTCTGGATCCAGGCATCTGGAGTTTAGATAACTTTGGTCAAATATTAGTTGCAACAATTCACAATGGTAGAACATTCACTTGGGATGCAGGAGCAACAAATCCAAGAACAATTAGAGCAACAGTTATGACAGGTGCACCGACTGCATCAAGACTTACACAAGTATCTGATAGAGATAGACATGTATTTCATTTTGGAACAGAAACAACTATTGGTGATTCATCAACACAAGATCCAATGTTTATAAGATTTTCAAATCAAGAAGACTTTAATACGTATGCTCCAACAGCAACGAATACTGCTGGAACATTTAGAGTTGATAAAGGAAATGAAATTGTAGGAGCAGTATCTGGTAAAGATTATACTTTGGTATTAACAGATAGTTCTGCTTATGTAATTCAATTCGTTGGTCCACCATTTACATTTTCAGTTAAACAAGTTGGTACTAACTGTGGATTGATTGGTCAGCATGCGCTAACGTATTCTAATGGCGTTGTCTTTTGGATGTCAGGTGAAGGCGGATTTTTTATGTACGATGGTACCGTTAAAGCAATACCATGTTTAGTCGAAGACTTTGTATTTACAACTACAGGAGACAATTTAGGTTTAAATTATGATGCAGGACAGATTGTTTATGCAGAACATAATACTTTATATAATGAAGTAAATTGGTTTTATGCAAAATCAGGATCAGAGCAAATTGATAGATGTGTTACATTTAACTACGGAGAAAACTGTTGGACAACATCATCACTTGCTAGAACTAGTTATA